TTCTTTAAATAGTTTTCTAATATATATTATTTTTTGATTGAAAGTTCTTTAAATAGTTTTCTAATATATATTATTTTTTGATTGAAAGTTCTTTAAATAGTTTTCTAATATATATTATTCTTGAAGTCTACAACTACTGGATAATGATCTGAATTCCATTTACCACAATATTCTTTATATCCATGATAAATATATGTATTTACTATTATATCATCTATTCTTGGTGTTACCAATATATGATCTATCATTGAATAATCCTTTTGAGATGTTGTATTACAATTATTATCTGAATCATACCAATCTGAAAATCTATTTTTTTTATTTATTCTATAAGCTATATTTGTTAGTTTATATAAACCTTTTTTATCTCCATCTATTCCTTTTATTATATCTAATACTCTTGATATTGGCTTATCTGAATTTATATCTAATATTTCACTATCATAATCATTCATATCTCCTAATACAATTATTTCATAATTCTTTTTTATATATGAACTAACAATATTTTGAAGAACTTGTGCTTGTCCTTCCCTTTGAACACATCTTGCTGGCTCTAATGGAATCGCTATTAAATGCACACCAATTAATGCTACATTTAAACCAAACAAAGAAAATTCTGTTATATAATGTTTTGATACACCAGTAGTTCCTGTTACACTAGTTGCACCACATTGTGTTCCTGAAATTGGATAAGCAATTTTTTCTTCACTTCTATATAAATTTATTACTGGATCTATTCGTGTTAACATTCCAACATTTTGTCCTGTTCCTGTATCTGTACCTTTTATTAAATATGAATTATATGTATTATCTAATTGTTCTTTTAACATATTTAATTCATCACAACCTTCTATTTCACAAAAATTTATTATATCTGGGTGTAAATCATTTATTACTTTTGAAACATATGATAAATGTTTTTTAGCATCATCTATTGTATGCCACGTACAACCATTACCTGGACAATCTACTCCTGTATTATAATCTATAAATAACCATTCTACATTATATTGAATTAATCTTAGTGAATTTTTATCCTTTCTTCTATCTCCATAACTTACAATAATCGGACATTCTGTGTCTGAACTAACAAATATGTATAAATTCATAAAATTAAACCAAATTATTAATAATGCTACAAAATTATTATAATACATTATAATATTTAATTATAAAATAAATTGATTTTATATATTTATTTTTTATTTATATATAATCATTTATATATAAATATGTTTTCTTTACTAACTTATAAATCTTATAAAAAAAATAAAAATAAAAACAAAATTTTTCCAAAATGTGATTACATATTAAAATTTAGCGCATCATATTGTTTTCCACAACAATATGGTTTTAATTCTCTTGATCATGCTTGTATAAGTTCTATTTTATTTAATAATGATAAAGAAATTTGGGGATTTTGTAGATATATGGGATATAATGTATCTCCATGTGAAGCAGACTATTACGCTTTAATTATTGGATTGGAAAAAGCTATTGATGAAAATATAAATATGTTATCAGTTTTTGGAGATAATTTATTAGTTATTAATCAAATTAATAATATTTCTTTAATTGAAGACAATACTTTATTACCTCTATTTGAAAAAGTTAATAAATTTAAAACTAAATTTACATATATTGAATTTAACTTTATTGATAAAGATGATAATAAAAAAACTAATGATTTATCAAGTGTAAAATTACACGATATTTACTAATATTCTATTAATGATATATTTAATATTGAATTTGATTTATATTTTAAAAAATCTAATTCTTGTTTTGTTGTCGGAAATAAATCTTTACCATATATATCTTGTAACATTAACCATTCAAACATACCACCTAGATAAACATATATATTATAAAATCCTAATGATAATAATTGTTGATATTTTTTTTGAACTCTTTCATCATTACAATTTTTACCATAAATTATTATTCTAATATTTTTATTTTGTTTTATATATTTATTTATTATTAATTCTTCTTCTTCAGCAAATATTGTATTTATTATTAAACAATTTTGTTCTGTTATTGATAATGTATTTATCAATAAATATAATTCTGGATTCTTTATTATTGTCTGCATATCTTCAAAATTTATTTTTTTCATTGATTGTATATTATTTCCCATTAGTTTTAATTATATAATATTTTTAAATAATTAAAGACTCAAATTATAAAAATAAATAAAAATAAAAATAAAAATAAAAATAAAAATAAATAAAAATAAAAATAAAAATAAAAATAATTTAATTAAATTGAACTACTATTTCTACTTTTTCTTTTTTTATGCTTTTTGTAGCTGATATTGATAATTCTTCTCGTTTTTTTCTTGTTTTTGAATTATCAACTGCTATTTCTTTTCGCTTTGACGTGCTATTACGATTATTCATATCTTTTTCTATTATATCATAATTTGATTCAATATATTCTATTACTTTATTTTCTAAGGCCCATTTAAAGAAATTTAATTGACCTATTGTTGTTTCTATAAATTTACCATTTGTATATGGTATACTTATTCGTTCCCATCTACAAAATGGATCAAATCTTTTCTTACTATATGCTTTTAATTTTAATTTGTAATCATCATACACCTTAAATCTTCTTGCTACATTATCAAGACTTTGCTCTATTACATATAATGTATAATATTTTTTAGCATAATTTGTAGCAAACCAATCTACTATACGCAAAGATATTTTAGATTCACCTGTTATTATTCGTAACATTTTATCTAGATTATTATTTGGATTAAAATTACAATCAATATTGGTATTATAAAAGTTTAGCAAATTTTTTAATAATAAATCATTCTGCGTTGTATAAGTTAAATTATTCATTATTTTATTTCATTAATAAGTATTTAAGTTGTTTTTATTTCTATTTTATTTATACAATTATTTTTTTTTTAATTAAATTATATTTTTATATTTTATAATGTCAGATAAAATATTTGAGTTTATTGCTGAAAATGGTAAAAAACAAATTTCTAGTAATATTGATGATCTAATTACACCTTTGCACATTTCATAACTTGTGAAAATGCGCAAAGGGTAATGTTGGGTTTCACAACTTGCTTACTTATCTCCTTAACGGGTATCGTAAGAAACCATAACAAATCATACCTAAATGAATTAAATCACTCGTTTTTACATAAACGGGGTATTATATTGATTTGCCTTAATATGTTGTGGAAGCATAAATAACATACTTATACTAATTTACTCGGTTGTCTTTAAGTTATTTTAGGCGTTTTCACAAGTTATGAAATAGCAAAGGTATAAAATCGGCGTTTTAAATGTTATAACGAAGTAAAAAAAGGTGTAATAAAATGGGTAAAATATTATATTTACTAATGAATATTATATTTAGACAAACTGATATTGAATTTAAAAATTAATAAAAAATTATAAAAAATAATATAATGTAAAAAATAATGTTAATTTATATTATATAATGAATTCTTTTATGAATAAATTTTTTGGCCCTCTACCAAGAGAATACTGTGTTTATTTCTATATTTTATCAATTATATTTGGTATTTTATTTGTTGTTAGTTTATTTTCTATTGTTTCATTTATGATTATGAATATTAAGAAAGTAAATTCTATGTTTATTATTAATTCTTTGTTAGTATTAAGTAATACTTTCCTAGCATATTTAGCAAATAGATTATTAAACACAATGTGTGTAAAAAGTATCTAAATTTCAACTATTTGTTAGTTCATCTTCGTTTTTATTAGTATTTTTTGTTCTACCTTGAGTTGTATTAATTGGTTTTAAAAACATGTCACGTGTAACAATATCATTAACATAACTAGTTTGTAAAAAAGGATTAACACCTCTTTGAGAAATCATTTCACGATCAGCCATTTTATTATCAATATCTTCTCTGTTAGAATTTTTATTGAAAGAAAACATAGAATTATCTAGATCTTGATAAAAAAAAGAATCTTCTGCTAAAGATTGTTTAATAGCATTTTGTGGAGAATCATATTCGTATTCAATAGAATTTAGTTTATTTTCTTTTTGTTCAGGTCTTTCTCTAATAGATTTATAATATGGTTCACCCTTACTCCATTTCCAATGATTCATTATTATATTATTTTTTAAAATAATGAATTTATAAACTAATGAATTTATAAACAAATGAATTTATAATCCTTCACGAGTAATTACTAAATTTTTTGTAAACATAAAAGCATCTTTGTTAGTTCGTCTACGTTTTAAATTACATTCTAAACAAGCAACTACTAAATTACCATAATTATGACCTATATCGTTATTAATTCTATCTAAAGACCATTGTTTTAATTCTCTAACTATTTCATATAAAATAAAAATGTCTTGAGAGCAATAATGACACTTCATTTGACAATTATTTAATAGTTCAACAACTTGTTCAAAATTAATAAAAGATTTTTCATCTAATTTTTTTTTTAATATATCTTGTTGTTTATAACTAGATATTTTATTTCTAATATGGGATTTAAAAATAGAAGTATATTTATTTTTTTCTTCTTTATCATCTAATAAACTTTCAAGAATAGTTAATTGTTTATTATGATTAAGATCATTGTTATTTAAACCCCAAGTCTTGGTCTCTACTCGCATTTTTTTTTCTTTTTCTTGATTAATTTTTTTTATTTTGGTATCATTT